TTTGAGTTTGAGCCTTGATTTAGTAAAGCTTCTGTTTTTCTTGAGCTTGTGACTTGCGTGTCTCCTTGCACTAAAGTACCGTTTACAAATTCAGCCCCACCGATACCCGATGAAGCCTCTGCAACGATACCCTTGTGACCTGCTGGTATGTAACCCCCTCGCTCATATTGCTTTATTTCTGTGCCTTTAATCGTGCTTAGAATTGAGCCAGTACCTTTAATAATAGCCGATACTGCCAAAGCTTTTTCTTCCCAAGTTGTGCCCGAAGCAAAACCACTTGCAATAGCTTCTTGAATTGATATTGTAGCACTTGCAATGGCTAACCCTTTTTGTAAAGAAAATAAACCTTGAGCGACTGCCCCCTGTCTTGACGCTCCTTCTTCTGCGATTCTTAATAATGAACCTGCTATGGAAAAAGCTCCTTCAATTTTTGCCTTGTTAGTCTCTTTTTCTATTTTATCCAGCTTCTTATCTCGTTTAGCTTTTTCTGCTTCAATTAGTGCTGTGATTTGCTCTTGAGTTAATCTCTCTGAACTTAGGATTATCTCACGTCTTCGCTCATAGCTTGCTAAAATTGCTTCTTCTTCTGTTCTGTGTGATTCAATTATTTTTTCAAGCTCGCTTTCATTGTCTCCAACCATGAAGCCATCAACCTCGCCAAACTCACTAGAACCAGTTGATTCTGTTTTCTTAGCCTCTGTAGGCTTCTTCATGCTTGCTATAAGCTCTAAATATCTTTCTTGCTCAAGTAATCTTAAATTATAAACTCGCTGTTCTTCTTTGAGTAATTCATCAAGCTTCTCTTTGTTTCCCTCTATTTCTGTGTTTGAGTACTTTTCTTGCAGTTTTTGTATCTCGCTTTGTGCTTTATCAAAAGTATCAACTCTGCTCAAAAATAAATCAGTAGCTTTTTGCTCGCTAGTTTTTAAAGCTTCTTCAATCTTATTAAGTGAGCCAATAGTTTTATCTGATATTGATTCGGCAGTTGCAAGCTTAGTTTTCTCTTGCTCGATTAGTTGCTCGTTTGCTTTTATTTGAGCTTTTTTATTCTTTAGCTCGCTTTCGCTTAATAAATCACCTTTACTTAAAACTGTAATCCTATGTTCTTCGAGTTTTACTATCTGTTCTGATACTGATTTTGCGTCTCTTTTTGACTTTGTGCTTTGTCTTCTTAGTGAGTTTAGCTTAGTTTCTTTTTCGACTAATTCATCTATTTTTTTGTTTATTTCGACTAGCTCTTTGTTTTCTCCATTTCTTAGATTTGTACCTGTTAGTATTTCCTCGTTTAATGCTTTATTAGCTTGCTCTAAAGCGTAGATTTTTGCTTCTTCTTCTGTAAAGCTTTGTAATTTAGTTTCAATTAAAGCAAGCTCTTGATTTAAATCGCCTATTTCTGATTTTAAAGAGGCTCTGCCTGCTCTATTTCTTTTGCTTATTTCGCCTAAAGCTTGTGTTTTTTCGCTTAGTTGCTCAATAAACTTAGACTGCATATCTAAGCCCTCATTAATAGTTTTAATTGAATCAATACGCTCTTTGTTTGTCTTTTGCCCTTCACGAACCCCCGACATCCACGCATTAAATTCACTGATTAATCCTTTTAATCCTGTGGCTGTTGCTAAATCTTCCCCAAAAGATGAAGCCAACAATTTAACATTGTCACGCATTGTGGTAATAATACCTTGCAATGTCTGAGCTTGTCTTTCTGTTGCCCCAAAAGCTATACCCCCCTCTGCACTCATTGAGGCAAAAGCTTGCTTTAAGTCTTCAAAAGCTATTTTGCCTTTAGAGCCTAAATCTTGAACCTCGCTTTTTGCGACTCCAAATTGTTCAGCTAAAACTTGATAAATAGGTATACCACGCTCTGCAATTTGATTGAGTTCTTCAGCCTGTATTTTGCCCTTGTTTAACCCCTTCGTGTAAATAGATGCAAGCTCATTAATAGGAACTGCTGATACACTTGCAATGTCGCCTAGTATTCTTAGCTGTTCAGTTAAGCCTCTTGCGTTGCCTTGTGCTGTTATTAACTGCCTAGCTGATGAAGCCACGCCGTCTAATTGAAATGGCGTTGTAGCTGTAAAATCAGTTAGCTCTGCAACTGTTCTTTTTGCATCTTCAATAGAGCCAGTTAAACTAATGAAACTAGTCTCTAAGCTTTCAATTTCTCCAAAAGCCTTTAGTGAAGCAACCCCTGCACCTAGTGTTGCAGTTAATGCTGTTGCTCCTAGTGCTACTACACCTAGTGTCTTACCAAATAGCTCAAACTTTTTAGTCGCTTTACCTACTGGATTGCTACTTGGATTAGTGGCATTGGGCAAATCGCTTACTGGCTTATTTGCCTTTTCAGAATCTTTGCCTACACCTTTGACTGTGCTACGGAACTCTTTTAGTCGCTTATCTGCCAAAGAAACTTCGTCAGAATCAACTCTAATTTGTAGTCCAGCGTAATCAGTCATTATTGTTGAATATTATTTATCTTGTTAAAATGTATCTTATCGAGTTGCATTATAACATCTTGCTCAAAACCTTGCAAACGTACGCCTTTAGCTTTCTGATAAAAATAAATATTCTCGTAAGTGATTGGCTCTATCCCCTGTTTTAAATCATTATAAATATTAAATAAATAATTAAGTTCATTTTCATTTAATGAATCAAACTCAGCTAATTTTTCATGTTTCTTTCCCTTTAATTTTGAAAGCTGTTTTAAATGGTCAATTAAAAAAACGTCTGAATCTTTCGGTTTAGAATATAGCTCTAATTGCAACTCAAAAGACTTAAATAATTCAGTTATTTTTTTTTTGTGAAATTATCATTATTTTGAGCAATTTTAATAATCCCTTCTTTTAATTGCGGTGCTTTCTTGAGTATAAAAGAGATATTTTTTTGATTCAACTCTAAAGGTTTTGAGCTATCTTCTACTTGAACTAGATTCCAGTCTGCAATCAAAGAGCCTACCAATTTATTTTCATGTTCGATTGGGTCTGTCTCCAAGAATTTTTTAATTTCTTTTTCAGTAGCGTTCTGCTCTTCCATTAATTGCAAAGTTTTAACCAACTTTGAAGCATATTTCTGATATTCAGAATAAGCTGAAAGATAACTATCAGAATAACAACCTTTGACAATTAACCAAAATTTAGTGGGTTCGCCATTGGGCTTGAGTAGTCTTAACTTAAAACCCTCATTATGAGAGTCAGCAATTAAGAAATCCTCAATGCCCTCTTGCTTTTTATCGTTTTTAAAGAGTTTCATTATTAAATAGCTTCTTTTTGTAGTGTTAATTGACTTCCCTCTGTTGCATCATAGCTAGCCTCAAAGTTAGCCGTGACTATCATAGTTCCTTCACTTGAAGAACGGTCTGGACTGCCACTTGTGAAAGTAATATTAGGCAAGATAAATCTATATTTTTGAGTTGCTCCTTGTAGCTCAAATTCAAGAGCAATAGAATCGCCTGCCAAGTATTTGTCAATTAAAACATTGTCTTCCCATTGATAAGATAGTGAGCCACTTACCATTGATTTAGAGCTTGAAATTTTATTAGCTGTATCTGAAAATACTACATTTTCGCTTTGCATTCCATTTTCTCCCGATAGTGAAAGCTCTGTCACATAACCGACTGTTGTGTTATCAATTTTAAGAACTCCAACAAAACCAGTTATAGGGCAATTTTCCCCAAGTACTCCAAAAGTGGAACCTGCAGGTGCTGTGTTAACTTGCTCCATATCCTTGCCGATTAAACCGAAGGTTAAAGGCAGTTCGGGTTTAGGACTTACCTCTAAACCAAAAGTATTAACTCTAACACCTGTAAAGATTGAAAAAGCACCTGTGGTTAAATCCTCTTGCTCTGCAATAACTGTAAAACTTGGTGCTGTCGTTCCTGCTTTCAACTCATCAATGCCACTACCTCCACCGTCAACAACAAAGGAGCTTTGAAACCATGCTTGCCAAAGTGCGTCGTGCGAATCCTCTTTAAATTCTGCGTTAATATCGCCAGCAACTGATTTTACGCCTGCTTGCATACAAGAACGTTGTCTGTCTGAACGCTTCTCATTGCTTCCACTAAAATCCCTTGTTAATGATAAAGTGTCTCCTGTATTCGATACTTTCTCAAAAGTTGGTGTCGCATCAGTTACCCCAAAAACAGTTTCGGGACTTATATAGATTGAGTTTCTTTGATTTTCTGCCATGATATTTTTATTTGTTATTTGTTAAATCTCGCTTTCCATTCTACGTTAAAAGGGATTACATAATTAGCACCATCAATAAATCCTGCCCTAATTCCACTTGTAATAATTAACACTTTCAAGCCTTCTTTTGTAAGTACTTTACCTACATTAAAAAGACTTGTCAAATTAGCCCCAACCTCTGCAACCTCCATATCTCCACGCTTTGAATCTGCATTGGCAACTATATTTATTTGAATTTCCCCTGTGGCTTCATTTTGCCCTGTGTTGCCAACTGTAACTGAGCGAGGAATATCGGGTAAAAAGAAGAACTCAAGATATATATCTGTATTTTCTTCATTGCCTTTAAATTTCTTATTTTCAAATTTAACTGCAAGATTATTTGCTATTCCAAAGTTCTTAACTTCTTCAATTAATGCTTTTCTAAAAATTAGTTGACTCATTTTAAATATTTTTTAAATTTTGAAATATTTCTTTTAACCATGAAAGCCCCTCTTTCCTCAATTCTTTTTGCATAAGGCAGTCTATTTTCAAAGTAAACAGTATCGCCTATCCTACCTAGTTTAATTCCTCTTTTTGAGTCAGTACCGTTTTTATTAGCTTCTCTTTGAATGTCCCCTATTGCAGGCGTGCCGACTGTGGTAGTCCAGCTATTTCTCAAAAATCCATCTTTAATTGGTGTGTCATCAATGATTTTACTAAAAAACTGCAACAATATAGCCTCTCGCCTTTCCTCTAAATTCCCAGTAGTTTTTTTAGTGAAGATAATCAAATCTTTTTCAAATTGTTTGAAATTGCTCATTAACTTGGTGGATTATTTGCGTTAGTTGCTGATATTAAAGCTTTCTGAATATCGGCCTGGATAAATGCTGTTGAATCAACTGTACAAGTAGCTTGGTTAGTTAGTTGCCCTTGCCCTCTTACTGATATGACACCTAGTGTGTTTGTGTTTTCTAGTGTCAACTTAATCTCGTTACTTGATATAGTAGTCTCATTATTTGCATTTTGCGAACCTTGCAATGTCAATCCACCAGTCCAATCTCTAACTGCTAGCTTAATATCAGTCAATCCAGTTAGATTAATAAACGGTCTGCCAAGTCCTGCGACACCTGATTTGCAACTATACAAGTTTAGTATAGCATTATCAGCTGGTACTAAGTTACCCACGATAGGGCAATTTCTAAAGTCTCCATTGATACCAGTCACATTATCAAGTAAACAGTCATAGCCTTTAAATCCTTTTGGGTTGCTTGGCTCGCTTGCTGTTCCCTTAATTGTGATATGTTCGAACTTAGAGCCATCTACGTCTTGATTATTTAAATCAATGCTCGCTCTGCTTGAGCCTCCTACTATCACGTAGTTTTTCAAGTTTTGCGTTATTATTGCGTCTCCCTCAATTACGATAGTTGAAGCATTGATAGTGTCAGCTAAGTTTTTAGCATCGTCAAAATTATCAAAAGGATTCGCTTGTGTTCCTGTGCCGTTTGATACTGCTTCTGTATTTACAAAGACTTTCAAATCAAGTTGATTGACCGTGCTTGATATACCACTAATTGCATCTAGTCTCGCATCGACTATCTTGCCTGTGTTAATAACCGTTTTTAAAACTTTTTCAAAATAAACACGCCCACCAGTTGCATTAAGTGGTGTTGGGTCAATCGTGTAATTTTCAGCATTAAGAACTAAAGGAACTGTGATTTTGTCAGCCTCTGTCTTACCATCTAGTGGCACGATTTGAAGCGTGTCGTTTTTAATCGTTAAAACGCCATCGTCTGTAATTTCTGCAAGTTGAGCATAGTTAGTAGCTAAAGCACCTGCCAAACTACCCTCGCCAAGTCTTGCTAATTCTACTACTGCACCTGCTAGGGCTGTGTCGCTTTCATCTCCAACGCTTTTATTAAACTGAGGCATTTTAAGCGTGATTAAACCTGTGTGAGATGGCACACCTATCTGCATTTCCATAACGTACGGCAAAGCGTCACTAACTCTAGTAATGTCAATTCTAGGGTTGTCGCTCAAGATTGCACTAATGCTAGTTAATCCGTTAATAGTGACATCATATAGCCCCATGTATTTACCAAATACATCTACACAAACTCTATAATTGTCGCCGTCAATTACTCTTGCTGTTTGAGTTGTACTTATACCTGCACCACCAATTAATGTTGAAGCTATGTAGCCCTCATGTATATCACGACCTGCAACCTCAACCCATTGCGTGCCATTATAATAAAAATGCTTAGTGTCGTCCTCAAATCGATAGTAATCGCCTGTATTTGGACTTGGGTTAGCTGTTTGAGCTGTTGCTTCGTCAATGTAGTATCCTAAGTTGTTGCTGTACTTAGTTGTATTAAGTAAGCAAATAGAGCCACCTTGTGCGTTGTTATTAACCACCAAGCTAGTACCTGTGCTGTCTGTGTAACCTTCTGTTACGTTGCCTCCATTAACTAAGTCAACAAAGCCAGTTGTTACGATTGAGCCATCTACATTGGCTAGTGTCACCAAATACTCTGATAAGCCATCTGCTATTTGTTGTGCTGTAAGTGTTCGTCTTTCAAAAGTTGGTGCTGTTGTTTTTGTTCCATCAATTAATATATCAAAGCTACCAAAATCTAGGTTGCTTCCATCTCTTGAACATATTTTTTCCTCAAAAAGCAAATCATAAACATAAGTTGGATAATTAGTAGCTCTGTGCAATTTAAAATATTCGTAAATTTGCGAGGCTTCTAAATCACCGACAAAAGCTGAAACAATAGATGTATTGCTTTCTATTATCTTTGAATCTAAAACTGCTGTTCGCTCGATAAGTAAATCTCCTAAGCCGTTGAAATCTAACAAAGGTATAAATATATCATCATATCTATAGCTTACAATTCTTACATCTTTGTCTGCTTTAGAGGTTTCCAAGTTTGCATTAGATGCAGTTCTGTTGTCATTAAACATATTAGAATTTGCACTTAAATTCGTTTCATCTCCTGTGCCAAATCTAAATGGTATTAATTGGTCTCCTATTTCTCCGTTGACTATAGGGAAATGATGAATTTGAGTTACAAGAGCATCAATAGGCGTTGAAGGCGTTGCCCTCCTTTCTCCATTGTCATAATCTTTAACAAACAAATAAGCATCATTGCTAACTAATTGTTGATTACTATCAGTTATTAATGATTTTAATCTTTTTTCGCATATAGTAGTTATTGAGGCTTGAAATGGCGTACCTGCTCTCAAGAGATAACTTATACTGTTTTTTGAGTTAGTTAGTTTCAAATAGCTATTGTTCCAGTTTGAAAATGGACTAACAGGAGATAAAGGTGCAAATCCTTCAAAACTAAGTCCATTACAGGCAACAGGAGTTAATCCACCTGCATAAGCGACTAGATTTTTGACAGGAGTTGTAATTCCGCTTATAGCAATAGCCGTGAAATAAATTAGCCCATCAATTTGAGGTTGTATCACAGGATTGCTTTCATCGAAGAAACGCGTCCGCCTAGATGAATATATTTGAATATTATTCCATATTATTTCAGAGCCTGTTACTACTCTTAAACCGCCCAAATTATTGCCACTAACTGCATCTATTCTAACTCCGTTTAAGTTTATAGTTGCCCCATTTTCGAACCTCACAGTGCATAAGCTATTGTCTCCAACTGTAGCAAAAGCATTCAATGCGTTTAAATAAATAGGAGAACCCGATACTTGAGATGATGCTTTTAAGGTTCCAAAACACGCAAAAGCAACACCACTAGGCACATTTATAGTTATAAATTCATTGTCGGCGTTATAATCTAATACACCAGTTGAAGATACAACAATATTATCAGTTGTGAAGTATTCTGTACGCTTACCAGTTTGGCGTGTTGAGAATCCGTAAGTAGTTGCTAACTTACTTAATCCTGTAGCTGTATCTGTAATTGTGACTGTTGCCATGTTATACGTAAGTTAGTGATGATAAATCAGCTGGAACTGGTAATAGACCTGTTGCCTCGCTTATTGTTTGATTTTCAAGCGATATTCTTTGAGATAAATATCCAGTTCCGTTTGTTTTCTCCCAAGATTGATAAATATAGTTATTATCAGACTGCTGAATAAATGAGCTAGCATCATAAGTATTTACTAAGCTAACTATATCCTGCATAGTAGCCTTGCCTGCTATACCCATTCTAGATATAACCATGCTATCTGTTAATTGTATTGCCATTTATCAAGGTAAAGAGTCTAACTGGTCAATATTAAAAGTGACCTCTTGAGTGGTTGAATCAATATTAATTGGATTGGTTGCTGTAGTTAGCCCACTAAATGCTTTTTTGTGTGTATCTAGCAAAATGGCTGGTGTAGCTAAGCCTGCATTTGAGCTAGTAACCGAAGGTATAACTGCGTTGTCTCCCGAATCATTAACAATGACGCCCTGTGTGCCACTTGCTGTATAAGATAAATTAACTACTGTAATAATGGTTAAATCCATGCTTTCTTGCTCTTGGATTTTCTCATAAACAGTTGGTGCTATAGACTGAACTCGATAAACTGCCCAAGAGCTATTGACTGTCAAATCAGCACTTGCATCTGTAACAAACACCCTATCGCCTACCTTTAACCCTTCTGCTCCTAAAGCTGGTGTAAATGTTTCGCTATTCCTGTCAGCAATATTTAATGCTGTGTAGTCTCTAACTGCTCCAACAAAATCAGCAACTTCATTTGCTGTCATTTTGTACTGTACGCCCGAACGTTGAACGATGAATAAGTCTGTGTTTTGTATTGCCATGATTAAGGTAGTGGGTCTAAAGTTCTGAAATCTAAATGAGGCTCATTCTCTAAAGCTGTAAGTCGGTCAATAACATCTTGAGCACTTATATCATTAGCAATGTATATAGCCCCTTCTTCAATAATAGTAATTATATCATAGCCTTGCCTATTTGCAAGTTGACCACCTATCTTATAATAGACAGGATTTGCACCAGTTGTATTAAGTGGAGTTACCCCCGATACATTGTAAATTCCATTTTGCCAAACGAATAAATCATTTTGCTTCGGCTCAAATTCTAAGTCTTTTGCACTTACAATAAAATATCTAAATGACTCATTTTTTAAATCGTTTTGCCTATTGTCAAAGTTAGAAGTCTTACTATTTGAAGCAGGTAAACTTACGGCACTCGCATAAGTAGCGTAAACTGTTTCACTATCGCTAGTTCCCTCGACTGGGTCGTAATTATTAAGCTCTGAGCGTAGTATAACAGCTTTAACTGGATTGAAAAAATTAATCAATCTTTCAGCCGTGTTTAGTGCTTGTGAATAGTTAAAGCTCATTAAATCCTATAGACAAAATTATCGCTGTGATTAGTGGATTTATCAGCTACATAGTAAATCGAGGTGTTTTCAACATAGTGACCTATAAATGATTTTAATTGCATGAATATAGGCTCTTGAGTTGACCC